ATGCGATTTCCCTTCTCCCTGCCGTGGCTGCGCCCGGTGGATGGCAAAGCCGTGCCTGAAAGCCGGAAAATGGCCGAGGGCTTCATGGCCGTGGCCATGCAGGGCGGGCAGGCCTTCTGGTCCGGCCGTTCCTATGCCGCTCTGGCCCGCGAAGGTTTCATGAAAAACCCGGTCGCCCACCGCGCTGCCCGCATGGTGGCGGAAACGTCCGCCTCCGTCAGCTGGCTGGTTTATGACGGTGACGAGGAACTGGCCGATCATCCGCTTCTGGCATTGCTGTCGCAGCCGAGCGCCCATATGGGCGGGCCGGATTTTTTCGAGGCGCTTTATGGCCACCTCATGCTGGCCGGAAACGCCTATATCGAACCGCTGACGGTTGGCGGACGGTTGCGCGAGCTGCATCTCCTGAGGCCCGACCGGGTGAGCATCATCGAGGGGGCGGATGGCTGGCCGGCGGCTTATGAATACCGCGCCGAGGGCCGTGCCGCGCGGCGCATCGCCGCCGAGCGCGATGGGCTGGGGCTTCTGCATCTGAAGCTTTTCCATCCGCTGGACGACCGGGTCGGTTTTGCGCCGCTCGCCTCCGCGGGTGCGGCGCTTGATCTGCACAATGCCGCAAGCCATTGGAACAAGCGCCTGCTCGACAATTCCGCGCGGCCATCCGGCGCGCTGGTCTATCAGCCGAAGGAGGGCGGCAATCTCTCCACCGAGCAATATGAGCGGCTGAAGCGCGAGCTGGAGGAGGGCTATCAGGGTGCGATGAATGCCGGCCGGCCGCTGCTTCTGGAAGGCGGGCTGGACTGGAAGGCCATGGGTCTTTCGCCGCGCGACATGGATTTTCTGGAGGCGCGTAACGGTGCGGCGCGTGATATCGCGCTCTCGCTCGGCGTGCCGCCGATGCTGATCGGTATTCCCGGTGACAATACCTATGCCAATTACCAGGAGGCGAACCGCGCCTTTTATCGCCTCACCGTGCTGCCGCTGGTTTATCGCACGGCGTCAAGGCTCTGCGGCTGGCTGGCTCCGGTCTTCGGCGCCGGACTGAGGCTGGAGCCCGATCTCGACAGGATCGCCGGACTTGCGGGTGAGCGGGATGCGCTCTGGACACGCATCGGCGCGGCATCCTTTTTGAGCGACGAGGAAAAACGCGAAGCCGTCGGTTACTGAACAGACGGAACCGCGCCCCGGAAGCAGGCGATATCCAGCTGAATCATTTTCTGAAGAAGCGGACTCTCTTTGTGAGGTCTTCCGCCCAAGCGATTCCGAAGATTCGAAAAATCACAGAAGCGCAGACGCGCAAAAAGCGCCTGCGGGCGGCGCGATGCGTTCGCCCGATTGCAACATCCTAAACGGGAATGATTACCCATGTCTGAATTCGCCAATGAGGCCGGCATCTGGGCCGCCCGCATCACCGGCGCCGTGGCGGGCGCGGGTGTCTCACTCGTTTATCTGCTGCCGAAAAGCAAACGCGAGGCGGCGAGCCGTTTCGTCACCGGCGTTTCCTGCGGCATGATCTTCGGCGGGCCGATCGGCCTGTGGATCGTGCAGCAGCTCGATATTGCCGGGGCACTATCAGGCCGGGAAATCATGGTGGCCGGTTCTGCCGCCGCCAGCATGGGCGCCTGGTGGGGGCTGGGCGTTCTGGTGCGCATCGCCGAGCGATACGGCACGCGCCCGCGCGCCTGACGGGCGTCGTCCTTTCCCCTTCACATCGCAGGAGTTTTTCATGCACGTTTATCGCGGGCCGCGTCCCGCCACGCGCAAATTCGCCAGTCTGGAACTGCGCGGCATCACCAGCGACGGCACGTTTTCCGGTTATGCCAGCGTCTTCGGCGAGGTCGATCTCGGCAAGGATGTGATCGAACGCGGGGCTTTCCGCCGTTCCATCGAGGAACGTGGTGCGGCCGGTATCCGCATGCTCTACCAGCATGATCCGGCCGAGCCGATCGGCGCATGGCGCACCATCCGCGAGGACGAGCGCGGCCTTTATGTCGAAGGCATCCTCGCACCGGGCGTCGCCCGTTCCCGCGAGGTGCATTCGCTGATGAAGACCGGCGCGCTGGACGGGTTGTCGATCGGCTTTCGCACGGTTCGTTCCAGTAAAGAGGCACGCTCCGGCAAGGGCGCGGGCAGTGGCGTGCGGCGCATTCTCGAAGCCGATCTATGGGAAATCTCGGTCGTGACCTTCCCGATGCTGCCTTCGGCCCGCGTCTCCGACGTCAAGCATGCCCGCTTCTTCAGGGACCGCGAGACCGAACTGGTGCGCAGTATGCGCCGCGCCGCCCGCTCGCTGTTCGACACAACCTTCAAACGCTGACCCTCCAGGTATCAACGAACAAGGAAAACCACATGACGGACCAGATGACGAAACCGGCCCCGATGACCGTCGCGCCGCAGGTGAAAGCCGTGCCCGATACGGTGACGGCCGCCTTCGACGACTTCATGGAGGCCTTCGAGACCTTCCGCGAAACCAACGACCAGCGGCTTGCCGATATCGAGCGCAAGATGGGGGCGGATGTCGTGACCCGCGACAAGCTCGACCGCATCGACAAGGCGCTCGACGACAACCGCAGGATCATGGACGATCTCGCGCTCAAGAAGGCGCGCCCCGCACTTGGCCGTAAGGAGGCACCTTCCCACGATGCCGAGGAGCACAAGGCGGCTTTCGAGGCCTATATCCGCCGTGGCGAGGAGGGCGCGCTGCGCGATCTGGAGGCCAAGGCCTTCGCCGGCTCGACCGGGGCCGACGGTGGTTTTCTGCTGCCGAGCGAAACGGATGGCGAAATCGGCCGGCGCATGACGGCGATTTCGCCAATCCGGGCGCTGGCGACCGTGCGGCAGGTTTCCGCCGCCGTGCTGAAGAAACCCTTCGCACTCGGTGGGATGACGACCGGCTGGGTTTCCGAAACGGCGGCACGCCCGCAGACGGCAACGCCGCAGCTTGCCGAACTGTCCTTCCCGACCATGGAGCTTTATGCCATGCCGGCGGCAACCCAGGGGCTGCTGGATGATGCCGCAGTCGATATCGAAGCGTGGATTGCCTCGGAGGTGGATATCGCCTTTGCCGAACAGGAGGCCGCCGCCTTCATCGCCGGTGATGGCGTCAACAAGCCCAAGGGTTTCCTGTCCTATACGACCGTCGCCAATGATGGCTGGAGCTGGGGCAATATCGGTTATGTCGCGACCGGCGTTTCTGCCGGTTTCGCCTCAGCCGGGCCGATGGACGTGCTGCTTGATGCCGTTTATGCGCTGAAGGCCGGCCATCGCCAGAACGGCACCTTCCTGATGAACCGCAAGACGCAAGGAGCGCTGCGCCGCTTCAAGGATACCAGCGGCGCCTATCTCTGGCACCCGCCGGCCGCCGCCGGCCAGCCGGCCTCGCTGATGGGCTTTCCGGTAACGGAGGCGGAAGACATGCCTGGTGTGGCGGCCAACAGCTTCGCCATCGCCTTCGGTGATTTCCGCGCCGGCTACCTCGTCATCGATCGCACCGGGGTGCGCATCCTGCGCGATCCCTATTCGGCCAAACCCTACGTGCTGTTCTACACTACCAAGCGCGTGGGTGGCGGCGTGCAGAATTTCGAGGCGATCAAGCTGGTGAAATTCGGGGTGAATTGATAGGCGCAGTGCTGCCCTTTTCTTCTCCCCGCCGGGGAGAAGATGCCCGGAAGGGGCAGATGAGGGGGCCAGCTCTTCGCATCTCTCTGCCGTAGCCCCCTCATCCGGCGCTGCGCGCCACCTTCTCCCGGGCTGGGAGAAGAAACAAGCGGCACCCGCTCTCTCCCCATTCGATTGCTTCCTTCCGGAGACCCCATGACCTATGCCCTCATTTATCCGCCGCAGGCGGAACCGTTGACGCTTGCCGAGGTTAAGGCGCATCTGCGTCTCGACGGCAACGAGGAGGACGCGCTTCTTGCCGCACTGCTGCGCACCGCCCGCGAGCATCTGGAGCGGGTGACCGGCCTCTGCCTCATCCGCCAGACCTGGCGGCTCTACCTTGATCGGTGGCCTGAGACCGGCGTGATTCTGATTGGCAAGGGACCGGTGCAAGCCATCGAAACGATTCTGGTTTTTGACGGTGAGGGCCGTGCGGCGGTTATCACCGGCGCTGATAGATTGCTCGACGGCGCGGCGCGCCCGGCGCGGCTGTGGCTGCGCAATCCGCCGAGCCCCGGCCGGGCGATGAACGGTATCGAGATCGATTTCCTTGCTGGGTACGGCGAGGCCGGCACGGATGTGCCTGACACGCTGAAACGCGCCATGCTGATGCATGTCGCCCAGATGTTCGCCTTTCGCGGCGCGGTCGCGCCGGAAAACCAGCCTGCGGCGGTTCCTGCCGGTTACGAGCGACTGGTGGCGCCCTTCTGCCGCCGGGGGCTTTGAGCCATGAACCTCATCTTTCTCGACCCCGGCAAGCTGACGGCGCGGCTTGACCTGGAGCTGCGCACCGAGGCACCCGACGGGCAGGGCGGTGCGACGGAGGGCTGGACTGTGCTGCGGTCGCTCTGGGCGGCCATCGAACCGGTTTCCGAGGCCTCCCATGAGCGGGCCTCGGCCGAGGGGGTGACGATTACCCACCGCGTCTGGCTGGCCTTTCGCAGCGACGTCACTGCCGACATGCGCTTTCGCAAAGGTTCCCGCATTCTGGCGATCAGGGCGACGATGGACCCCGACGAGACCCGTCGCTTCATCGTCTGCCGGTGCGAGGAGGAAAGTCGATGAGCGCTGCCAACGCATTGTTGCAGGGGATTTTCACGCGGTTGACGGGCGATGTGGCGCTCGTGGCGCTCATCCCCGGCGGCATTGTCGATCGGCTTCTGCCGCGCGCGGTTCTGCCATGCATCGTGATCGGCGATCTCGAAAGCCGGGACTATTCGACGGCGACGGAAAAAGCCGAGGAGCATTTCCTGTCGCTGCAAATCTGGAGCGATGCCAATGGCCGCAAGGGCACGGGGGAGATCACCGCACGGGTGAAGAACCTGCTCGACGATGCGGCGCTGCCGATTGCCGGCGTCTCCCTCGTCAATCTGCAGCTTGTCTCCAGCCGCTCGCGGCGCGAGGCGAAGACCAGGAATTTTGTCGCGGAGATGCGTTTCCGGGCGGTGACGGAATAGTGCTGTTTCAGGAGCCTTGTTGACGCACGGTTCGCCACAAAGCGATCAACAGTAGGAACGAAATGCCGATCAGCACGGCGGCGATACCAAGCATGGCCGCCACTCCGCCGCGATCCAGCGCCAGCGTGAAAATGACCGGCGCGACGGCAATGGCGAGGTTCTGCGGCAAAGAGATGCGTGCAGCCTGAAGCCCATAGTCCTCAGGCGAAAACACCGCAAGTGGCAGCACGGCCCGGCTGACGGTGAGCACGCCGGCGCCGAAACCGAAAAACACGATGAAGGCGATGAAGGACGGCATGGCCGGGGCAAAGCCAAGCAACAGCAGCAGCGACAGGAATAGCAGACAGAGGCCAATCGCGGCGGTGACAAAGGGGTTGCCGCGTTTTCCAAGCAGGAAATCCAGCCCGCGCGCCGTAATTGCCAGCAGGCTGCGTGCAGATGCCAGCTGCACGGCAAACGATTGTGTTGCACCCGCCTGTACCAAGAGCAGCGGCAGCAGCGGCGACAGGCCAAAGGTCGTAAAGGCGCTGATCGTCGTCATGGCCGCCAGAAGCAGAAAGGCGCGGCGCGTATCGGCTGGGGATGGCGAAAGGGCGTCGGCTTTCTGCCGCGTTACCTCCTTGCGGGCCGGACGGCCGGGAAGGACGAAGAGATAGAGCGGCAGAAGGACGAAGATCTGCAGACAGGCATAAAGCACAAGCGTGCCGCGCCAGCCGAAGTACTGTTCCGCCAGCGCGGTGACGGGCAGAAAAACCGCCCCTGAAAGGCCGGTGAACAGCATCAGAAGCGTCAACAATCGGCCGCTTTCCGCACCGACGCGCTCCACCACCGCCGTATGGGCGGCCGTCGTCAACCCGCAGGTCGCGGCCAGACCCATGACGGCCCAGCCGAAAAGATAGCTCGTGACACCGCCCGAAAAGGCAAGCACGGCAAAACCGGCGGCGAAGAGCACGGAACCGGTCACCAGCACGGGCGCCGCACCGCGGCGGACGAGCATTCTGCCAAGCAACGGCCCGCAAAGCGCGCTGATCAGCATCATGATGGTGAGACCGGCAAAAACGATCTCGTTGCCGATCGCCAGTTCATTGCCGATCCGTGGCGCGAGAATGGCCAGCATATCGAAACCGCTGCCCCAGCTGACGATCTGCCCAAGCGCCAGCACGCCGATAAGGCGCACGCGGGACGTCATGGGGGCGGCGTCGGACATGGTGAGATCGCGGGGTGCGAGGGGCAGGAAACCATTTGGTAGCAGGCCCGCCGCACCCCCGCAACAGCAATCGGGATGAAAGGAAACAACATGGTAGCGCAGAAGGGCAAGGACCTGCTGCTGAAGATCGACAATGCCGGTGCCACTGTCACAGTGGCAGGGTTGAGGACAAAACGGCTGGCCTTCAATGCGCAGGCGGTCGATGTGACGGATGCTGAAAGCGCCGGCCGCTGGCGCGAGCTTCTCTCCGGCGCCGGCGTGCAGCGGGCATCGCTGACGGCGTCCGGCATCTTCAAGGACCAGGCAAGCGATGCTTTGGTGCGCGGCGCGTTTTTCGCCGGCACCATTCCAGGCTGGCAGATCGTCATTCCCGATTTCGGCACCATTGCCGGACCGTTCCAGATCGTGGCGCTTGAATATTCGGGCCGCCACGATGGCGAGGTGCAATTCGAGATCGCGCTGGAATCCGCCGGTCTTCTCACATTCGGAGTACTGTGATGCCTGAGCGTTTGCGTTACGGACGGGCGAACCGTCATCGCGGCGAGATCGAGGCGCTGATCGACGGCGAGAGGCGCATCCTGTGCCTGACGCTCGGCGCGCTCGCCGAACTCGAAACCGCCTTTGCAGCCGATGACCTCACCGCACTCGCCGAGCGTTTCGCCAGCGGCCGCATGAAGGCCGCCGACATGATCCGGGTCATCGGCGCGGGTTTGCGCGGCGCGGGCAACGTGTTTTCAGACGAGGATGTCGCCACTGCTACGGTGGAAGGCGGCATTGCCGGTCACGCCGCAATCGTCGCCGATCTCCTGACCGCCACCTTCGGCGGCTTCAAAGGTGATCCAATACCGGGCCCTTGAATGCCGCAGCAGGCGAGGCGGCAAAACGCCCCTTTCCCTGGCCGGCTGTCATCCATGCCGGCCTCTGCCTGCTGCGGCTTTCTTCCGAAACCTTCTGGCGGCTGACTCCAAGGGAGTTCTTCGCGATGACGGGCGGCAACGCCGTTCCGCACGGCCCTGATCGCCAGGCGATGGAGGCGATGATGCGGCGGTTTCCGGATGGGTGATGACGTCAGGGCATCTTTCGCGGCCGGCCGCCCTTAGCACCGTTGGCGCGGCTGGCGGCCGTCTTGGCCGGAGAACGGGATTGCCCGCCCTTGCGCTGGGCTTCCATGAAGGTGCGGCTGCCGAAAATGCCGTCCATCAGGCCAGCGATCGTATAGTCGACATCGAGGCTTTCCCAATGCAGGCCAGTCTCGCCGAGAAGTTCAACTTCGGCGAGCTGCTCCGCCGTGGCGTCCTGCAAACCTTCCAGCGCCCGCGCCGGAAACATGAAGCAGGCGCCATTGGTGAAATCGACGATGACCCGCGCCGATGTCGCTTCGAAACGCACGGAGACGGGAATGGGGCGCCCTGCGCGCTCCTTTTGCCAGCGCTCCTTGGCGGCGGCGAGTTCGGTATCGCTGACATCAACCATGATATCGTCTCCAGGTCTCCAAAAACAGCGTCCGGTGCTCTTCGATCACGGCAAGGGCGCGCCGAACGTCCCGGTCCGACATGCCGCCCTGCGTGAGAACGGTGAGGCGGACAATATCGATACGGGCTTCACCCTCTCCATAGACATGGGCATGCGGCGGCTCGTGATCGGCCGTGTAGATGACGAAACGCATGCCATGCTGGCGCAGAACGGTGACCATGAGAACCATAACCCATGAAGTTGGGTTTTAAAAGGACTTGGGCTGAAGCAATCGGTTTTTAAAAAGCTGTTTCAGCACCATGCATTCCCCAGTTGAATCAGAAAGGCAAGCGCGATGGCGGGTGAAGGATCGATTGCGGAGAATCGCGAGGAGGCCGAAGCGCTTTCCGAGGTGATGGGTGATCTCGAACGGCGCTCGGAGCGGTTCGGGGCGGCGCTGACCTCTGCCTTGCAGGCGGCGACGACGGGCGGCAAGGGGCTGGACGATGTGTTGCGCGGGCTGGGGCAGCGGCTGTCCAGCATTGCGCTTTCGGCCGGGCTGAAACCACTGGAAAACATGATCGGCAACGCCGTTGGCGGGTTGTTGAATGGCGGCGGTTCGCTCTTCGCCTTTGCCGATGGCGGAGTGCCGGGGCGGGCCATCACGCCTTTTGCGGAGGGTGGGGTCGTCTCCAGCCCCGCCTTTTTCCCGATGGGTGGGGGGCTCGGCCTGATGGGGGAAGCGGGGGCGGAGGCAATCCTGCCGCTGAAGCGCGGGTCGGATGGCGCGCTGGGTGTCGCAGCGCCCTCGGGCGGGGGCGCGGCGCAGATCGTTTTTAACGTGACGGCCACCGATGCGGCGAGTTTCCGCAAAAGCGAAGGGCAGATCGCCGCCATGCTGGCGCGCAGCGTCGGGCGTGGCCAACGGGGATTGTGACGCGGGAGTTCCCCGCGTCTCCCACGTCCCAACCAGCAAAACGAATCCAGGAACAACCACATGGCGGCATTTCATGAAGTGCGGTTTCCGCTGCGGCTGGCGCTCGGCGTCAGCGGCGGGCCGGTGCGGCGCACCGATATCGTCAATCTTTCCAACGGCCGCGAGAACCGCAATCAGCGCTGGCGGAATGCCAGGCGCGCCTATGATGCCGGCTCCGGCATTCGCTCCGTCGCCGATCTCTACGAGGTGATGGCCTTTTTCGAGGCGCGGCGCGGGGAGCTTTACGGTTTCCGCTTTCGCGATCCGGTGGATTTCAAATCCTGCCCGCCGGGAGAGACACCCGCTGCGACCGACCAGAGGATCGGCACCGGCGACGGGGTGACGACGGGTTTTCAGCTCTTGAAGACCTATGCCGATGCCGGTGGTTCGTTTTCCCGGCGGATCGATAAGCCGATCGAAGGGTCGGTCATCGTTTCGGTCGAGGGGGTGAAGGCCGCATCGTCCGATCTCTCGGTCGATCATGCGAGCGGCATGGTGACATTCCGGGCCGGGCGGGCACCGCCTGCCGGTGCGGCGATCCGCGCCGGTTTCGAATTCGACGTGCCGGTGCGCTTCGCTATCGACCGTATCGACATCAACGTGACCGCCTTTGAAGCCGGCCGCATTCCCTCCATTCCACTGATGGAAATCCTGCCATGAAGATCATGCCCGCTGCCCTTGCCGATCATCTGAAAGCGGACGCCACGACCACCTGCCATTGCTGGCGGGTGATGCTGAAAAACGGCGTCGTGATGGGGTTTACCGATCATGACGAGACGCTGTCCTTCGGCGGCACATCCTATCTTGCCGCCAGCGGTTTCTCCGCGAGCGACAGCGACGGCGAAACCGGCCTTGGCGCGAGCGCCGGCGAGGTGTCTGGTGGTTTTTCGAGCGAGGCGATTGCCGAAGAGGATCTTGCCGCCGGGCGTTTCGATGGCGCGAAGGTGGAGCTTTTTCTCGTCAACTGGCAGGCGCCGGATCAGCATGTGCTTCTCAGCCTGCGCGAGATCGGCGAGGTGACGCGGGCCGGCGGGGCCTTCCGCGCCGAATTGCGCAGCATCGCCCATCGCCTTGGCCAGCCGCAGGGCAGGAGCTATGGGCGGCGCTGCGATGCCGCGCTGGGCGACGGGCGTTGCGGCGTCGATCTCACGCGGCTGACCGGCCATGGCAGTGTTGCGGCGGTGGATGCTTCCGGCAAGCTGCTGGTCTCGGGGCTCGATGCTTTTACCGAGGGTTTCTTCAGCCGGGGCAAGCTTGGGTTTTTGACCGGCAGACTCGCCGGCAAAGGTTTCGATCTCGACGGCCACGAGCGGGGTGACGGCGGCGTGCTTCTCTCTTTCTGGCTGGCGCCGGAAGAGATGCCGTCGCCGGGAGACTGCTTTTCCGTGACCGCCGGCTGCGACAAGAGTTTCGCCACCTGCAAGGCGAAATTCGCCAATCATCTGAATTTCAGGGGTTTCCCGCATCTGCCTGGGGCGGATTTTGCCTACTCCTACGCAAGCGGTGGTCAAAGCCATGACGGCGGAGTGCTGTTTCCATGAGTGATACGGCAGGAAAAGTGCTGGCGTTGGCCGAAAGCTGGATCGGCACGCCCTACAGGCATCAGGCCTCGTTGCAGGGCGTCGGCTGCGATTGCCTCGGCCTGATCCGCGGCGTCTGGCGCGGACTTTACGGGCACGAACCGGAATTGCCGCCGCCCTATGCCCCGGACTGGGCCGAACGCGGCGGCGAGGATCGGCTGATGGCGGCGGCGAAGCGCCACTTCACCATGCTTTCGGGCATGTCGGAGGCCGCGCCGGGAGACCTGCTGCTATTTCGCTGGAGGGCCGATGCGGCGGCGAAACATCTCGGCATCCTCGCCGGGCCGGAACATTTCATCCACGCGTATGAACAGGCAGCGGTGGTGCGGTCGGCTCTCGTGCCGGGCTGGAAGCGGCGTATTGCCGGGACTTTTCGGTTTCCCGATCCCTGAAATTTTGCGAGGCAAACATGGCGACAATCGTTTTTCAGGCGGCGGGTGCGGCGCTCGGCAGCGTTTTTGGCCCCGTCGGCGCGATCATTGGTCAGGCGGCTGGCGCATTGGCAGGCAATGCCATCGACCGCGCGCTTCTCTCGAATGGCCGGACGGTAGCCGCCACACGGCTTTCGACGGCGCGTATTCCCGGTGCGGATGAGGGCGCTGCGATAAACCGGCTTTATGGCACGGCAAGGGTCGGCGGCACGCTGATCTGGGCGACGCGCTTCGAGGAAAGCGTCGAGGTTGAGCGGCGCGGCGGCAAGGGCAATCGCGGCCCGAAGGTGGAGAGTTTTCGCTATTTCGCCAATCTCGCCATCGGCCTGTGCGAAGGCGAGGCGGCCCTGGTGCGGCGCGTCTGGGCTGATGGGCGTGAAGTTGATCTCACCGGCGTCGAGATGCGCTTTTATCCGGGCAGCGAGACGCAATTGCCTGATCCGCTGATCGAGGCGAAGCAAGGTGCAGGCAACGCGCCGGCCTTTCGCGGGCTGGCCTATGTCGTCTTCGAACGTCTGCCGCTCGAGAGCTATGGCAATCGCATTCCGCTGATGCAGTTCGAAGTGGTGCGGCCGGTCGGAAAGCTCGAACGCCAGATCAGCGCCATCACCGTCATTCCCGGCGCGACCGAACATGGTTATGCCACCGCGCAGGTCAGCGAACGCACGGGCATCGGCCAGAGCCGCATCATGAACCGCAATAATCTCACCGCCGCGACCGACTGGCAGGCGGCGATCGACGAATTGCAGGCGCTTTGCCCCAATCTGGAAAGCGTCGCGCTGGTGGTGAGCTGGTTCGGCACGGATATGCGGGCGGGGGAGTGCCGCATTCTGCCGGGCGTGGAAGTGGCGGGCCGCGATGGAGAAACCACGCCATGGTCCGTCGCCGGCGTTTCGCGTGGTGACGCGCATCTGGTCAGCCATCATGGCGGCGGCCCGGCCTATGGCGGTACGCCTGACGATGACAGCGTGTTGCAGGCCATCGCAGACCTTAAGGCCCGGGGCCTGCGGGTCTGCCTTTATCCTTTCGTGATGATGGATGTGCCCGCCGGCAACGGCCTGCCGGACCCCTATGGCGATCGCGAGCAGGCCGCCTATGGCTGGCGCGGCCGCATCACCTGTTTTCCCGCATCCGGCAGGGGCGGCTCCCCGGACCGTAGTGCTGTTGCGCGGGCACAGGTTTCCGCCTTCTGCAACCGTGAGGACGGTTACCGCCGCATGGTGCTGCATTATGCGGCGCTTGCGGCGCGGGCTGGCGGTGTGGATGCCTTCCTGATCGGCTCGGAATTGCGCGGGCTGACAGCGCTCCGAGACCAGGACGATGCCTTTCCCTTTGTCGAGGAACTGGTGCGGCTGGCGGGCGATGTGCGGGCCGTCGTGGGGCCGGCGGTGAAGCTCACCTATGCGGCCGACTGGAGCGAATATTTCGGCCACCAGCCGGCAGACGGTTCGGGCGACGTGTTCTTCCATCTCGATCCTCTCTGGGCGAGCCCCGATATCGACGCCATCGGCATCGACAATTACATGCCGCTTTCCGACTGGCGCGACGAGGATGCCGCCAATGGCAATCCCGATGGCATGACCGGCCCGGGCGATGCGAGCGCGTTTCGCCGCACTATCACGGCAGGCGAGGGTTTCGACTGGTATTATGTGAGCGATGCTGACCGCGCGGCGCGGCGGCGCACGCCCATAACGGATGATGTGAAGGGCAAGCCGTGGGTGTTCCGCTACAAGGACCTGCGAAATTGGTGGGGCAACCTGCACTACGACCGGGTGCGCGGCGTGGAAAAATCCACACCGACGGCTTGGGTACCGGGTTCCAAGCCGATCTGGTTCACCGAACTCGGCTGCCCGGCGGTGGACAAGAGTGCGACGCGCCCCAATGTCTTTCCCGATCCGAAATCGGCGGAAAATGCCTTTCCCTATTTTTCCCGCCGCAGCCGTGCCGACAGCCAGCAGCGGCGGTTTCTGGAGGCGCATCTCGAGCATTGGGGTAAAGGCGAGGCAGCGATGGTGGACAAGAACCGTATCTATCTCTGGACCTGGGATGCGCGGCCTTTCCCTGCCTTTCCGCAGAATGGCGCAGTCTGGAGCGATGGCGCAAACTGGCGCACCGGCCACTGGCTGAACGGCCGGCTGGGAACGGCCACACTGTCCGATACCATCGCAGCCATCCTGACGGATCACGGCTTTTCCGCCTTCGACGTTTCGGCCGTCAGCGGCGATCTGACGGGTTATGTGCAGGGCGACATAACTTCGGCCCGTAACCTTCTGGAACCGCTGATGGCGGCATTCCAGGTGGACGTGGTGGAGGATGGCGGAACCCTGCGCTTCCGCTCCCGCAACACGGCAGTTATGCCCGTCCGCGATGTCGCTGTGCTGGCGGATATCGAGGACCAGCCGCTCTGGTCGGAAAATCGCGGCCATGACAGTGATTTCGCGGCGGAAGCCGTGCTGACCTCGTTCAACCCGGGGCTCGACTACGAGCAGGGGAGCGCCCGTTCCCGCCGGATCGACAATGTCGGCAGCCGGGTGCTGCGGCTCGATCTCAACGCCGCTTTGCCGGCGGAAACGGCGGAAGCGGCCGTGGAAGCGCTGTTGCGCGATAACCGCCAGGCGCGGCGTAGCCTGCGTTTCGCCCTGCCGCCAGCCGATATCACGCTTGAACCCGGCGATTGCATCCGCCTGCCGGAGGGTGCCTTTCCGCAGGCGCCGGCCGGACGTTTTCTGGTCAGCCGCATCGAGGATGGCGCGGTGCGGCAGGTGGAGGCGCGGGCCTTTTCCCCGGCCTTTTCAGCCGTCGCCGGCGGCGCGGAGGAGCGCCGCAGCGCCGGCGCAAGCGGCGCCGAAGGTTTCGCCCCGGAGGTGCTGTTTCTCGATCTGCCGTATTTCGATGGCGCTGCGCCGGAACAATCGGCGCGGATAGCCGCCTTCGCCAAACCCTGGCGGCCGATCGTCGTGTCTTCATCATCAGGCACGGAAGGGTATCGCCAGCGTGTGCTGCTTGACCGGCCTGCGATGATCGGCGCGCTGGCACAGCAGCTGACATCGGGTCCCTCCGGCCGTTTTGACCGCAACAATACCATCCTGATCGATCTGCCTGCCGGTGAAGTGTCGTCAGCCGCAGAGCTTTCGGTGCTGAATGGCGAGAACCGTCTCGCCATCAAGGCCGCAAACGGCGTGTGGGAGATCGTCGCCTTCGCAAGGGCGGAGGAAATCGCACCGTCACGCTGGCGGCTCTCCGCGCTCCTTCGCGGGCTCGCCGGCACGGAGGATGCGCTTGCCGCAGGCGCGCCGAAGGGTGCTCCGGTGATGGTACTCGATGCGGCGGTCCAGTCGCTCGGTCTTGCCGCAAGCGAGCGCGGGCGACGCCTGAACTGGATTGCGGAAGCGGCCGGCATGGCGGGCACGCCAGCCGGGCCGTTTGCCTTTGAGGGAGGCATGCGGGCGCAGACGCCGCTTGCGCCGGTGCATCTTTCCGGCGAGCGCAGGAGGGATGGCGTTCTCCTCAAATGGAAGCGTCGCGGCCGCTTGGAGGCCGATGGCTGGGATGCGAGCGACATTCCGCTGGACGAGCCCTTCGAGCTTTATCGCGTCGAGGTGCTGGACGGCGGGACCGTGCGCCGCGCGGTGGAGGTGCCGGAACCCCTCTGGCTCTACCCCGCCGCAGACGAACTCACAGATTTCCCGCTGCCGCGGGATCACATTTCCGTGCGTGTCCGTCAGCTCGGCCGCGCGGTGCCGCTGGGGGTAGTGGCTCAGGCCCTTCTCCCGCTCTGACATGTGCCTGAAAAACAACGCAAAGGATGAGGTTATGGACAGTACCAAGGCATGGTATCAATCCCGCACGATCTGGGGCGCGCTGATTGCGGCTTTCGCACCGCTTTTCAGCATTGCCGGCTTCGATCTGCCCGCTGGCCTGCACGGGGAGCTCGCTGAGGGGCTGGTGACCGTTGTGGGCGGAATCGGCGGTCTGATCGCACTTTACGGCCGCCTTTCGGCGACCCGCTCCATCCGCTGA